AAAAGTGAGCAGCAACATTGACCCGGGCGATGCCGCGTATCGAGCATGGCAACTTACCAAGAACGGTGAGCGCATGGAACAGTACGGTCACCCATTTACCGACTACACGATGGTGCGTCGTATCTTTGGTGTGCTTACTAACTTTAAGCACAACCTGACGGTGCAGGAGGCCATCATGTTTATGGTGGCAGTCAAATTGGCTCGGCTGATGAAAAGCCTTGACAACGAGAAAATGCACGAGGACTCACTGGTTGACGCAATCGGCTACCTGAACTGTTTGCACATGGCTGACGCACGTGATCAGCTGCTTGATGCCCCATTACACGTACTAGGAGACATGGAGTTTTGGCGTGACAAGCCCACAAAAGCGTAAAGGCCACGCTGCAGAGCTTGCAGTAGTCAAATGGCTACGAAAGTACGGAATCAAAGCAGACCGTATCCAAGCAGGTACACACGACGACAAAGGCGATGTCACAGGCTGGCCCGGTGTCGTCATTGAGGTCAAAGACCGTAAAGCACATTCATGGCACGGTTACTTTGAGCAGTTGCGTGCACAAATGACACACGCCAATGCATACACAGGCGTAATCATTGCCAAGCGTCGAGGCATTACAGACGTAGGCGAGTGGATGGCAGTCATGCCGGTCAAAGAATGGTTTGAACTAATGCAACTATTGGAGGAAAAATGAAACAAATTGAAGAATGGTCAAAGGAAAAGTATTTATGGTTTGGCATTTTGTTGGCTTTTAACAACAGTTACGAATGCCCAGATTGCATAAAAGTTTGCGCAACCTATTTGGAAAACTGTCAAAATCCTATGCATCGACTTCATGATGCGTTGTATGCGTTGGAAAATGAGATTGAAAAACTTTCTAAACAACGATTAAGGCGCAGTTAATGAGTTTTAACCTTGACAATTACGTTGACGTACCAACACGCCTACGCATGGCGTTAGACAAGTTTCCAGACCTGCGAGTGCAAGAATCGCAACCCACATTCCGTGAAGTCAACGACAAGCTGTACATCGAGATACGTTGCACAGTATGGCGTGACAAAGACGATCAACTGCCGTGCATCGCATACTGCTGGGAGCCATTCCCGGGCCGTACGCCATACACCAAAGACTCAGAGCAAATGAACGCCAGCACATCGGCGCTTGGTCGCGCTTTGGGCATGATGGGCTTTGGCATTGACCACAAAATGGCATCAAAGCAAGAGGTCATGGCACGCCAAGAGCAGCCACGTGTGGAAATTGCCCGGTATGACGATGGCGAACCAATCCCAGACCCATTCACAGGCGAACCACAGACAAACGTCATCCCTATGAAGGCTGGCCCTGGCAAAGCGTCAGAGAAACAAATTGGCATGATTCGAGTGCTGGCTAAGACCCGAGGCTTTACACCGGGCAGTCAAACGATGCGTGAGATTGGCACAGTGCTCAATCGTGAGGTCGTAAAGTTCGATGAACTAACTAAGCAGGAGGCCAGTGCTGTGATTACTGCGTGGAAAAACTGATGGCAACTGTCACGCGATTTCAGACATTGGCAGGGGCTTTGACGTGCATCACAGAATCGGATTACAACGGTTTGCGCAATACATACGTTGAATGTGAGCAATACGACGATTTCAAGATGTCTTTGACAAATGAAATGCTGCAAGTAATTGAAGCGATAATCAACAACTAAAGTACGCCAATCACATTGGTGCGTTCAGGCCGCGTGACCTGATGCAGGTGCAAATCCTCGAGGACTCATCATCCCTAGTTCGCCCATCAGAAGGGCAGCTCAGCCCATGCAAACAGATCCATTGCGTGGCGAGTGTGAACCGTGCTTCAACAACGGTCGGGATGGTGCCCGGGGCAGCTCTGCCCTGAGTTGACATGCCCTAACACACAACACAACACACATACAACAAACACTCAACTAACCTAAACCCGACATGAAAGTCCACCATGCAGACCGATAGCAAGGCGCAACGCGCTGCGCTAGGACAAGCGCGATAGCGCGCGTCAGTCAAACCCCCATGCCTAAGCGCACATCCGATACCGCATACCTCAAAGCACGCCGCGAACTCCTGGCGGATAAACCCCGGTGCCACTGGTGCAAGAAACGCCAGGCCACCGAAGCAGACCACCTGATTGAGCATGACAGAGGCGGAACCGACACACCAGACAACTTGGTTCCCTCATGCAAGCCATGCAACGCACGACGCGGAGCCAACTACAAAGCAGCCAAAGGTCGAGCACGTCAAGCCGCACGCCCCGGTCACCAGCCAACAAAACCCTTAGCCAAACGCAAACCAAATAAAACACGCAAGAATTTTTTGGATCAACATCAGCTCCTGCCCCCGCGCCCATCTCTTTCCTTATCCCAAGGAAAGGTCATTGAACGGAAAGGAAAAGGTCATGACTTGCCACGAATTGAAACGGTCATCACTGATGCAGCCGGAAGTTACGGCCCGGAAGTTGCAGATTGGGCTGAGCGCATTCTCGGAGTGGAGCTCATGCCCTGGCAACGGCATGTTCTCAACGGTCAACTTGCCGTGGATGCCGAAGGGCAGTTCCTCAACCACGTATCGCTTGTGTCCGTCGCTCGACAAAACGGAAAGACCGTAGCGCTCAAGGCGCTGCTGGGCTGGTGGCTAACTCAGCACGCTACGCAGGTCGGCCCTCAAACCATCCTCACTACAGCGCACAGGCTTGACTTAGCCACAGCCCTATTTCAAGACCTAGCCCCGGTAATTGAAGCCAAGTTCAGTGTCAAAGCTGTGTGGGCTTATGGTCGTAACAGCATCAAAGTCGGTGACTCGCGCTGGTACGTCAAAGCAGCTAGGCCATCAAGCGGTCACGGCATGAGCGTTGACCTGATCATTGCTGACGAAGTGTTTGGCATTGATTCTGAGACACTTGACATCGGCTTATTGCCGACTCAGCGCGCCCGACCCAACCCACTGTGCTCGATGTGGTCAACAGCAGGCACCGAGGACTCCATCGCAATGCTTAGGTGGCGTGAGCAGGGCATACGCGCCATTGACTCAGGCGAAGTCACGAATTCTGTGTACCTAGCGGAGTACAGCCCACCGCCTGAGCTTGACCCGATGAGCGAAGCCGCGTGGGAGTACGCCAACCCAGCGCTTGGGCACACGCTTGACATTCGTACCGTCCAGGCTGAATCCAAAGGGCCGAACCGTGCAGGCTTCCTGCGATCTAGCGTGAACCTATGGGTGCAATCAGAGCTGTCGTGGCTGCAGCCCGGCAAATGGGAATCGTTGCGTACCGATTTGCCACCGTTGCCCGGTGGCGTGCTCGCCGTAGAAGTATCGCTCGACGATGGCAGGTACGTGGCGGTACGTGTGAACGCGAATACTGCTGGGATACTTTGTGCGACTGTCGCATTCATGTGCGAAACAGTGACACAGGTGTGGGATAACATTCGTGCCCAGTTGGCCTCCAACTCAGGTTTGCAAGTTGCTATCACGCCGACACTGGACACCAACTGCCCCTCCGATCTGCAACGTCGCAGGGTGCTGGTCGGCTATCAGGAGATAGGCCGCTACACGTCAATGGTCAAAAACCTCATCAATGAAGGCCGCGTCAATCACACTGGTGAGACGATGTTGGCTGAGCATGTTGGTCGTGCTGTTGCGGTCAAAACTCCGGGCGCTATTGCGTTGTCATCACAAAAGTCAAGTGGCCCGATTGAGTTAGCCCGGTGTCTGGTGTGGGCTGTCGGTATGTGTGCCAAGCCGCGACCGATGGTGAACCGACCCATGATTGCATCAAGTGCCTAGACTGATGCCACGATGGCATTCTCACTAAAGCGCGCAGTCGCTAACAACACAAACGCACAGATAGGTGCAGCTGGCGCTGCTGGCAATCCGCTCGTCGGCAACTTCATGACCTATACGACCGACTTCAATAGGTCGGCTGCCATCCAGATTCCCACTATTAGCCGGGCACGTGATTTGATCTGCTCGATGGTTGGCTGCTTAGAGATTCATCAGTACGCCAAGCAGTGGATGGATGACGACTACGAGGAAATTGACCTGCCCGATGACACATGGTTCCACCAGCCCGACCCGAACGTCACACGCAACTTCATCATGAGCTGGACTACTGATGACCTGCTGTTCTACGGACGCGCATTCTGGATTGTGACTAGCCGCTTCGGCAACGGTTTCCCAGCAACCTTTACGTGGATTCCAGCAAATGACGTACAGACACGCGACCAAGCCGGGCCTCAATGGTTCGGCCCCAGCAAAGAGGTGTACTTCAACGGCTACAGGCTTGACCCGAACGATGTCGTGCAATTCCTCAGCCCAATCCAAGGCTTGCTCACGATGGGCGCTCGATCAATTCGCACCAACATCAACCTTGACACCAGCGCCGAGCGCTTTGCCAAGAATCAAACCCCGGCAGGCGTACTCAAGCAGACCGAAGGCGAGCCATTGAGCGCCGAGGAACTGTCCGAACTTGCTGCTGGCTTTGCAGCTGCACGAAACAACAATGCGATTGCTGCGTTGAACCAGTACGTGGACTGGAAAGAGTCCTACATGGATCCGAGCAAGTTGCAGTTGACCGAAGCACGCACCTATCAGGCGCTGGAAATGGCGCGCATTGCAAACATTCCGCCTTACCTTGTCGGTGCACCGTCAGGTTCCGGCATGACCTACCAAAACGCGCAACAGGCACGCCAAGACCTGTACCTATTTGGTGCCAAACCGTTCATTGACTGCATCGAGCAGACGTTGAGCATGAATAACATCACGCCACGAGGCCGTTACATTTATTTGGACATTGAGACATACCTAGAGGAGTACGAAATGTCTCCCGAGGAGGACAACGCTGCACCTTCTCGGGAGATACCCTCTAACGACGAAAGCGAGAATTCATGATTCGCCTAACTGCACAAAACACGTTTGTCCTGGCTGAGGATGGCGAGTCACAACGCTCAATCTCTGGTGTTGCCGTACCTTGGAACACCGAAGCCACTGTCAGCGACGGAACTCGAGTTCGCTTTGAGCGCGGCTCATTGCCGATCACTGGCAAGAAGCCCAAGCTGCTCAAGTACCACGACTCTGAGCAGCCAGTAGGTGTGGTTACCGGGCGGCTTGACTCCGAGGAAGGCATGCTGTTTACGGCCCGAATTAGCGCCACCAGCGAAGGCAATGACATGCTTGAGCTGATCAAGGATGAGGCAGTTGACTCGGTATCGGTAGGCGTTGACGTGGTTGACGCT